GAAGTTCAGCGTTGCCGTGACCAGATAGACGCCCGCAGTCTTGATGGTGACTACGTTTGATGTCGCAGTGAACATGGCATCGGCAGGTGACTCAGTCGCACCGGTGTCAATATCGCGGGTGTCAAAGTTCACCGCCTGAGCGGTGTTGTTGGCGATTGACTGCACGGCCGCGCGGCGTGCGCGCATGAGCGGCGGGACGGTGTGCGAGTTGATCGTGGTGAGCAGATTGTTCTGCGCGGTTGCGGTCAGCACGTCGCCCGTGGAAACAGACGGCAGGCCGCTCGTGAAGGTCTTGGCCATCAGGTGCTCCTAGTAGGTCAGTCGGGGGTACGTCTGCAGCGCCCAAGCGCCGGCGACGCGCTTGTAGTAGCGCCCCGTGTCGGTTTCGTAGATGTAGTCCCCGTTCGTCGGTGACGTGGGACGGCCGGCGTACGTGCAGCTGGTGAACGTCACGGTGCCGTCGGGCGGTGCGAACACCGCCTGCGGGGCGGTCGCCGCTGTAGCGCCGGCACCCGCGAACGCGAACGGCAGGACACCGTAGTCGGACAGGGTGTACGTGGTCACGAACGAGTTGCCGCCGTTCGTGATTTCGACCTCGATGCCCTCGACGATGTAGTCGCCCGACGTGCCGGCGTTGGCATCGGTGACCGTGACCCGGTCCTGTAGTTCGAGGGACAACTGCTGCAGCATGATCGCGGTGCTGCCCGAGTCCAGCTCGACCTTCACCGGGGCCGCGAACGACGACCGCAAGTTCACGATGTACTGGGCAAGGTTCAGGGCGGCGGTGTCGGACGGGATGTACCCGTTCGTGATGTCGGACCCGTCCTGCACGCCGTAGGCCCGCACGCTGGTCGGGTTCTGCCCGACCTGCGGGGTGCCGTTGATGGCGGTGTTTGGCGTGGTGGCCCCTGTGCCCGGGGCGAATGACGTGGCCGTGCACGTCTGGCGGTTAATGAGGTTGTCGAACTCGAACCCGGGGTCCGACCGCAGGGCGCCCGTGGTGATGGTTGCGGTGGAGGTCGTACGGCGCGCCCGTGACTCGCGCTCCTCGTACGTGGCCTTCCCGTCCTTGCTGATGTAGAACACCCCGCGCTCGGCCTCGAGCATGGACTGGATCAGCGACAGCATGGACCCTTGCCCGTCTGCGTTCGGCACTTGGATCGTGTCGCCGGTGTCGAGGGACGTGTTGCGCGCGCCGGCGGTCGTCCATCCGCCCTGTCGCATCCCGGCCTCGTTGAAGTCCAGCGCGTCCAGCAGTTGCCCGATGCGGGCCCCGGTTGTCGTCGTGAACCAGCTCACGCGGCGGTCCTCACGAAGCCCGTCTTGGACCGGGCGCTGGTGACCGAGTTGGACACGTCCTGCGCGGTGACGGTGTCGGGCGTGTAGGAACTGGACCCCGTGCCGCCCTGAGTCGTCGACAGCGCCGGATCCAGCGGGGCGGTCCGTTGCATGAACACCAGCAGGTCAACGCACGACAGGCGGCACACACCGGTTTCATACGAGAACCGAGCGGATCGCAGGAACCCCCAGAACAATCCGTAGGTGGTGCCGCCGTACGCGGCCGTGATGCGGATGGGGCGCATGGGCACGAACCCGGGCACGTTCGCGCTGTTGAGCAGGGACGACCGGTTGGCCGGGTTCCAGTAGGCGCGGTCACTGGGCCTACGTACCTCGAGCTCGCAGGTGCCCGCGTTCATCTGGCTCAGCAAGTCATCGCGCCCGCGGCGGATCCTGATGCTGTCCACGTCGGCGGTGACGTCGTCGTACGCGCCCGTGAAGAAGTTGGTGAACGCATTGGAGAACGTGTCGGTGCCGGTCTGCAGGCGTCCGGCTGTTCCTGTCGCGGCGGTTGCCGTGACGTTGCCGGCGGTCTTGGCGTACGACACGGTGGTCGACGTGGTCGCGGTTACGACGAACGTGCCGTTGAAGGTGGCGTCCACGTTCTGCACGCCGATCGTGTCGCCGGCAACGAGGGCATGGGTTCCGATGGTCAGGGTGGCCACGTTCGACGTCAGGGCCTTCGTGGTCACGGTGTAGGGCACGGGCACCGTGAACGGGGTGAAGTCGAAGGTAATCACGCCCGCGATCTGAGCGTTCCACCCGATCTCGACCTTGAAGGTAGGCATGGGCACGGGCTAAACCGCCAACCTGACGAGGCGGTCCAGCTCGGGGCGCAACACCCGGGCCGCGTCCTTGGCGTCGAGCACGCCGTTGAAGGTCAGGTTCAGCACCGGCATCCCGGCCGACCCTGCGCCGGCCAGCAGTTGGCGCGCCCTCGGTGACGACAGCGGGATCACGGCCTCGGGCCCTGCCTCGCCGATCATGCCCAGCGTGGCCGCGGTGACCACGCCACCCGTGGCGAACTTCCGTGGCTCGGGGTTCTCGCGTTCCCATTCGGCCAGCGTGATCGCGTGATACTGACTGCGCAGGTTCTTCTTTTCCTCGTCGGACAGTTTCCCGTCCTTGCCCTTGGCGGCGTTCAAGGCCCGGATGAAGTTGCCGCGGTTCTTGCGCCACTCGTTGTGCGGGGCGTTGTCCTGTTCCTTCGCGCCGGCAAGCCCGGTTGGGTCGAGGTCACCGCCGGCGAGGGTGTCGAGCCCCAGCGCCGTCCAGATGGCGGACTTCATCGGCGCCAGCGCCTCCAGCAGCGCAGACGCCCATTCGTCCCCGAACATGGTGCCGAGGGTCGCGCCGGTGTCGCCGCCGATGTAGGTGGCCAGCTCGGTCTGGAACGTTGCCGCGTCTATCTCGCCGCGCTTGAAGCGGTTGGCCAGACTGGTCACCGCCTTCTCGTCGGCGGCAGCCTGCGCGTCCACCGCTGCTTGGGTCCGGTCGATTTCCTTCTGCGCGTAGTAGTCGTCCAGCTCGTCCTGCGCGGCCTTGCGGTCGGCGTCGGTGGCGTTCGCGTCGTCGCGCAACCTGTCGCGGTTGGCGATCAGTTGGGCCTCCTGCCGTTCGGATTGACGCTTGGCGAGGGCCGACTGCTGCGCGTTCAGCGACTGGCCCGTCTGGCTGAAGCTGCCCTGCCCGGCGTACATGGCGCGGCGGGCCTGCCCGATCATGTTTCCGAGCCCGGACACCGCGGACGCGATCCCCTGCCGCAGCGACATGAACGTCTGCTGCATGGACTTTCCGAGGTCCCGCCACGTGGTAACCGACGGCTCGGTGGATCCCTGCCCTTGGACGTTCTGGCCCTTACCGCCACCACCACCGGAGTCGGTGCGGACGGTCTTGATGGTCACCGTGGCGGTGGTGCCGTTCAGTTCCGCCAGCTTGTCCTTGACGGCCTGAATGTCGGACTGGGCCCGGTCGGCGCCCTTCATTTTGATCGTTGGCTGCGTTCCGGTGACCTTGGCGTTCAGCTTGTCGAGCTTGCCCATCAGGGCATCGACGGCTGCCTGCTGCGCCTCGCCCGGCTTCATCTTGGCGACCTTCGCCGCCTCGGTTGCCACGCCGGCGTACTTTGGGCCCAGCGTGCCGAGGTAGTCACCGAGGCGCGTTAGCGCCTGCTGCTGCTGCTGGAACTCGGGCGAACTGGCGACGCGACGCTTGACCGCATCAACGGCGCGGTCGTACTTGGCCCACGCTTCGCGTCCCGCCTCGGTGCTCTGACTGGCGGCGCGACCCATGCCGGCGTACACGCCGAGGCTGGCGGTGGCGCCGGTCAGCTTGCCGGTCATGTCCCCAATGGCCTTTTGCCCGTCGCGCAACTTCTGGACGTAGTTGCCCATGCTCGCAACGGCCGGGCCGCGGGCGGCGTCGGTGGCGGCGATGGCAGCGGCGAGGCGCCGGTTGGAGTCAGCGTCGTGTCCGCCGGCCGCGGCAGCGTCGCGGCGTGCGGCGGCCTCGTCCTTGGTGGCCTGAATGAAGGTCAGCATGGACTGTTCCATGGTGCCCTGTGCGCCGACAAGGTTGGCCTGCGCGGTCTGCGCGTTGTTCAGCGCGTCGCGGTACTGGTCAACGGCGGAACCCGCGCCCATGAATGACGCGACGAGGTCGGTGCCGATCACAGTGGCGAGAGTCGTGACAGTGGCAGCCGCCGCTGCAATACCCACAACCCACGGGCCGCCCACCGCTGCCATAGCCGCGCCCCCCATGGACGTCATCGCACTCCCCGCCATTCGTCCGGCGGTTGCGACCCTGCTGATGCCAGCGCCGGCAGCGGTCAAACCGGGGGCGAGGCCGACGGCCTTGGCGCTAACGCCCGAGAACCCGGTGGTCAGAAGCGACAGGGACCGGCCGAGCTGCGCGACCGGACCCGTGGCGGTGGCGGTGACTGCCATGGTGCGCAGGGCGGTCGTGATTTCGGTGACCTTGTCCGCGACCCGGATGGCGGCGAACGCGGCGAACCCTGCCAGCAGGGCGGTCATGGCCACGCTCGAGTTCAGCAGGCCAGACGTCAGGGCGGCAATCGGGGCGACAACGCCCAGCACAATCGGGGCCAGCACGCGCAGCCCGTCGGACAACACCTGCACGCCGCGGACCGCGATGTCCCGAAGGGTCGTGGCGAACTGCTGGAACTCGGGCGAGTTCACCAGCTGGGTCGCAAGGTCCGCGACGGTGCTGGCCAACTTCTGCAGCATGGGCGCAAGCCCGGTGATGGCCTTGGTGACCACCGGGAGCAGCTTGGCGAACGCCGGCGCGACGGCCCCGACGAGGCCTTGGGTCAGGTCCTCATACGCTCGCTGCGCCCGCTGGATCTGCCCGGGGGTGGTCTGCCCGAACGCCGCCGCCGACCCCTTGACCTGATGCTCCAGCTCGCCGAGGATCAGTTTCTGAGCCTCGGCCTTGCGCCCGGTTTCCACCAGCGTCTTGATGGTTTCCTTCTGGTCGGCGGTGAACTGCACGCCGGCGCGGCCGAGGGCGGTGATGCCCTTGACCGGATCGTTCAGCGCCTTGCCCACCATGATCGCCGACCCGTTCAGGTCCTTGTGGAACGCGGTGGACAGGTCCAGCGTCGCGCGCGTCGCCCGGTCGAACGTCTTGTCCGGGCCCTTGTTCGTGATGCTGGTGAACGTCAGCAGCAGGTTCTCGGCGGACTGCACCGCGTCGTCCTGCGCGCCCGTCTGCGCCTGCAGCGATGACGCCATGCCCTCGATGTGGGACTTGGTCACGCCGGCAGCGTTGCCCGTGGACTTCAGCGCGGCGGCGGTCTGCGCCGACACGGCGGCCTGCTGCTGGAACTCGTCGACGCCGGTGCGCACGGCGTTCGCCAGCCCGCGGCCGATCGCTGCGGTGGCGACCGCGCTGGCGCCGGCAACCATGCCAAGGCCGGCGGCCATAAGGCGCGAGCCGCCGCGGCCGAACCCTGACGCCGCGCCGTCGGCGGTGCGGAACGCGCGGACCATCGAGCTTGCGTCGCCGACAATGGCGACCTCTACCTTTCGCGTCGTTGCCACGGCTACCTGTCCTTGTTCATCTGCTCGATTTCCTCACCGATCGCCGTGATCTCGCCCTGTGTGAACTTGTCCATGTCCCACGGGGCGATCCCGTACAGGCGCATCAGTCCGGGGTTCCACCAGCTGCGGGGGTCGTCTGACTGTCCTGCTCGCCGTCGGCGGTGGTGTCGTCCGCGACGGCCCGGGTAGGGTCCTCCTCGGGCTCGGCGTCCAGCCACACCGACCCGAACGGCAGGTCCTCGAGGGCCTGCAGGTCGATCGGGTCGTGGATCCGTTCGGATGCGACGACCGCCAGCGCAAGGATGGCCTCGGTGTCGCCGGCCATCAGGGCCTCGCCGATTTCACCGCCGCGGATACCCGTGAGGTTCTTGATCCGCGCCATCTCGCGGTACGTGTAGGCGTCCGGCATCGGGTACCGCTTCTCGCCATCGGCCCACTGGATCACGATTTCCGAACCCATCGGGGTCCTTTCCTAGAGGTTGTTCTGGGACAGGAACGAGTCGAGCCACCTACCGAGGGCCCGTTCTGTTTCGTCCGCCTTGTTCATCGCCGCCGGCCACAGGAACGCCCGGGGCCCATACTCGCCCGCGGTGCCCAGCGCCGACCCGTACCGGGCCAGCGTCGCGCCCTGCCTGCTGCGGTTCGTCACCTTCGTCATGCCCGGGCCCTTGCGCTTCAGGGACACCGCGCGCCCGCCGAACTCGTAGATGGCGGGGTAGGGGTAGCCGCGGCGCTTGGCCTTGGCCACCACGAACACGCCCTGCTGGTTCACGGTCGGGACGATCTTGCGGATCAGGTCACCCGACTCGTGCAGGCCCTTCGCGGCCGCGACACGCTTGGCCTCGCTGACCGTGATGCCGGCCACACCTTTCAGGCCCTCGCGGACCTCGGATCGCGCGTTCTTCGACACGCGCCCGAGGTCACGCTGCAGGGCGGCGAGGCCGCTGACGAGGAGGGTGAACTCCCCGCCAGCGACCCGTACCCGTGGCGCCATGACTACGAGGCCGTGTCCGACGTCAGGTAGTCGATGTTGATGGGGCCGTTGGTCCCGTCGTACAGCGCCTTGAAGTTCAGGTCGTGGGTGATGACACCCGGACCGTTCACCGTCGGTGTCTCACCGTCAAACCGCGCGGTGGGAATGTTCACCTCCACGTACGGCATGGTCGTCGACTCGATCGCCGTCTGGCCCAGCCACTTGGCGTTCACCGACGCCGTGGTGTTCTGGGTGAACCGCTGGTAGGCGGTCAGGCCGCTGAACTCCACGGTGATCTTGCCGCTGATTTCCACCATGTCGGCGATGATCGGCTCCGACATCGTCGCGCCGCCGAGGAAGTACCGGTCGTCCTTCAGGCCGTTCTTGACCTCGACGCTGAAGTCGGTGACCACGCCCACGGTGGACCCTGCCACCTTGATCGTGCCGCCGGTCCAGTACAGGTACTCGTACGACGCCGCGCCCGAGGTGATCGGGTAGGTGGCCGTGGCGAGTGACTGGCTGGTGGTTTCGTCCTGACCCACCACGTCGAACTCGGCCTTCAGGATCTCGTCCACCGCGTTCGACATGGTCAGGCCCGCGAACTTGCAGCCCGTGTACGAGAACGGCTGGACCGTGCCGGCCGAGTCCGGGCGACCCACCTGCATCGTCAGGCCGAGGCCGTAGGGGTCGCCGAGGGTGTGACTGTGCAGTCGTGCCAGCGTCGCGCCCGACGGGGTGGTGATGGTGCTGGTGCCCAGCGCGTGCTTCAGCCACAGGCCGAAACCCTTGGTGGCGGGCTCGAGGCTGACCTTGCCCTCGACCCGCTTCTTGCCCGGGGCGTAGCGGTCGGAACGCAACACGCGGTTATTCGCGCGCAGGCCCTTCGACTCCACCCGCTCGATGCTGTACTTCATTTCCTCGCTCAGAAACTCGGCGAAGTGGTTGGGGACCTTGTAGGTACCCCACGTGTCCTCGGCCGCGATGCCCAGCTGGGCCGCCAGCCCTGATCGAATAGCCACCGGCTACTCCTCCTCGGCCTTTGCGGCCTTCTTGGTCTTGGACGGCACGACGGCATCGTCAGCCTCGCGCCACGTGTCCTGCTCGAGAAGGCTGATGGCCACCTCGTTCGGAAACTCCACCGGCGCGCCGCGCATCGCCTCGATCACGCGGCCGCCGGCAAGGGGAACCTCCACGCCGTCATGCGGCCCGTGGTACTCGATCCTCACGGCTTCCTCCTAGATGCGGGCCTCGACCCGCACGCCGATAGTCAGGAGGGCGGACCGCGTCGTGTCGGACGCGCCCACCTCCAGTTGGACAGAACTGACCGCCGCCACGCGCACGGTGCCCGTGCCCGTAGGGCTGCCAGCGTTCTCGCGAAGCTGGTTTTCCAGCTCGGCCAGAAGGTCGTACGCCCGCTCGACGGCGGGCTGGGTCTGCTGACCCTCGCGTATCACCACGATCATCAGGTCGACCGTGTATTCCTCGTCCTTGGCCAATCGGCCAAGGGATGCCCACTGCTGCTCGCCGGACAGGCCGAGGATGTTGACCGACTCGCGCCCGGGATCCGGCAGCGCGGGGCCATAGTTCACGCGGACCCCGGACAGGCCAGAACGTGCAGCGAGGGATGTGTACAGCGCGTTCATGAACGCGGGGGCGGTGCTAGTCGCCACTAGAACACCACGTGCCGGCGGTAGCTGTTGAGCAGCCTGCGCGATGCCGGCGGCAGCCCGTACGACGACGACCGCTCGGTGGCCAGCTGCATCGCCTCGTCGACGTCCATGCCGAACGCGCTGACGTCGCGGCGCATCGCCGACGTGACGGCGAGGATGCAGGCTTGCTTCACTTGCGCCGGGACGGACGGGAAACCCCAGACGCCCGACACGTCCACCATGGCGAACCCGTAGCGAACCATCGTGGTCGAGGAATACATGGTGGCCAGCATCCGACTGAACTCGACGCTGGTGAACACCCCGTCCGGCTTGGTGATCGGTTGCAGGATGTACTGGTCGGTTTCTGTCAGGGTGACCGGCGACGCGGACTCGGGGTTGGCCACCACCGACGTCACCGTCTGCAGGTCGTACGGGTCGAGGTCCATGCGGTACTGGCCGGCCTCGAGCCGGAACCGGCGGGTGGTCGGCGTACCGACGGATCCCGTGACCGGTGCGAACTCGCGGTTGACCTCGTTGATGATCGCCTGCGAATAGATGGCAATGAGGGCGCTGCAGTACGAGTCCCGCGACGTGTCGGCCGCTGGCATTTCCAGCGCCAGCCGCACGTCGGAAAGGCTGCACAGGTCACCGGCTGCCATGGCCTACCGGTTCTCCTTGGCCCGCGTGGTGCGCGCGGGTCGCTTGGTCGCACGGGCGGCCGGCGTCGCGCCAGCCTCGCCGAGCTCCTTCAGGCGGGCGGTGACCTGCGCCGCCCTGTCGTCCATGCCGCGCTGCTCGTACCCGTTGCGCTCGGCAATCAGCGCGGCGATCAGCAGCTCGCGGTCGGTGTCGTTCATCTGGTTCTCCATTCCGAAACAGCGCGGGGCCCGCTACCTGCTCGGGCCCCGCGTGTTCAGGTGTTCAGTCCGTCAGGATCAGAAGCCCGAGGGAGCGGCAAGGCCGGTCCCGCTGATCTTGCAGATGGACTTGGGGTAACGCTGCGACGCGAACAGCACGTAGCTGTAGAGGTCGAGGCGCACGGCGAGGTCCGCGGACAGCGGCTGCTCGAGCACGCGGGTCATGATCGGACCCTCCATCAGGTACAGGTCGTCAGCGCGCACGAGGTAGATTTCGTCCTCGTTCGTGCCCGACCCGTAGGTCACGCCCACCGTGGCGTCGGCGATCACGGGCAGGCCGAGGATCGTCCCGACCAGTCCGTTGTCGCCGCCACCGGCGACCGGGTAGTTGAAGCCGGTCTGCTGGAACAGCAGCGGGCTCGAGGTCGTCTCCGACATCAGCCACGCGGCACGGCGCGGGTGCATGACCCAGTGGGTCGGCGCGAGGTACCGGTTGCTGTTGATCTGGCTGACGGCGGCCGCCAGCTTGGGGAACAGCTCGGCGCCGGTCGGGCTGGCGTCGGTGTACGTGACCGTGTTGATGCTGGACACGTTGCGGATACCCACGACCTCGGACGAGGCGGCGGCGCCGCGGATCATCTGGCGGTTGAGCTCGGTGGCGTGGGCCAGCGCGAGGTCGCGGAAGATGATCTGGTCGAACTGGGCACCACGGTCCAGCAGCTGCTGGGTGATGTCCTGACGGCCGGCGATGGTGCGCACGTACTCGGTGACGTAGTCGCTGGTCGCGTTCGTGAACGACGTGGCCGACCCTTCAACCTGCGCGGCCTCGGTGGTGCCGCCGGTCAGCTTCGGGAACACGGCGGTCATGCCCGAGTCCGTCAGGGGAAGGCTGGGGACCGCGTCGGCGAACTTACGACCGGCGCGGGCGACGCCCACGTACAGGTCCACCATGTACTGCGGGATCACGAACCCACCACCGCCGGTGCTGATCGCGGTGTCGGTGTAGGCGCGCGACTCTGCAGCGTGCCGCATGATGCGCTCGTTGGCAGCCGGGTCGGTCTTGTAGCGGACGAGGTCCGTGAAGAACGAGCGGCGGTCCGGAGCGTCCGGGCGGTAGGTGGGCTCCTCGCTCACGACGCGGGCGTCGGATGCAAGGGCGGGTGCCGCGGCGCGAGCCTCGGCCACCTTCTCGTAGCGCTGGAGCGAGGCCTGACGGGCCTCGACGTCTGCGGTAGCAGCGTCGAACTCGGACTCGAGGGCGGGAACATCTACACCCTCGCCGGCCGTTTCGATCGCCTCCGCTGCCGACTGCATACGCAGCACGGCGTCATCGAGGGCCACGCGGGCCTCGCTGATCTTGGAGTCCATTTCTGTATTACCTCGAAAGGTCGAACTTGACGATGGCCAGCCGCGTCCGGGCCTTAGCCCGCAGCAGCTGGAGCGCCTCGCCCTCGGTGTCGAGCGACGATGCAGTGCCCGCAGGATCGGCCTGCGCGACGGAAGCCCGTGCCATCTGGGGCACGCGACCCGATCGTTGTGCCCTTTCGAGCACCTCGATCTTGGTGGCGGAATACGCCGGAACGGTGACGGCGCTGCAATCCCACAGCGCCTCCACCTGCCGGACGGTGCGCCACGGCTTGCCGTCGCGCACCTCCCAGTCGTCACCGTCCTCGGCGATCGTGAACGCAAAGCTCATCTGATCGACGAGGCCGGATCGGATCTTTCCCACGACGCGCCGGGCGTCGGGGTCCTCCATGTCCACGCGGGCCCAGATGCGCAAGCCCTTCCCGTCCTCCTTCAGCTTCAGCGTCCCGTTACGGGTGGACGCGAACACGCTGTCGGGGTCGTGGTTCCACAGGAGGGAACAGTTGAGGTCGGGCGACGCGATCGCCCGGGTGAAACAGCCGGGGGCCAGCACCTCGCGGAAACCGCCGAGGTCCTCGCTGGGGCTGTCAAACAGGGCGGCGTAGCCCTGCAGGGTTCGGAACTGGTCGCCGGCGCCGGACTCGCGCCACTCGGCGCGCGCCTCGCGGGCGGTGTGGATCTCGTGCGAACGGCCGGATGTGACCTCGACGTCGCCCTCGGCGGCAGCGATCCCGCCGCCCTCGGCGTTGTGGTTCTCGCCGTTGTCGATGTCGATGTTGACCGTGAGGCTGATGCCGGCGGCGGCGTCGCCGTCGGCCTCGTCCTCGTCGTCCTCGTCCATGTCGCCCAACTGCAGCGCGTCGTCCAGTTCATCCTGCGCCTCGGACAACGTGGCCGGCGCGGGCTCGGCCATGACCTGCCCCGTGGTCGGGTCCACGTAGGCCTTGTCCTCGGGGTCAGGTGGCAGCTCGCCGGCGATGTGAAACCGGCAGCCGCCGGCGGGGGCGACGGTAGCCGCGACGATCGTGCAGCCCTCGGGCCCGGCGTACTGGTCGCCGCGGTAGAAGATGCACCCGGAACACTGGCCACCCTCAGCCGCTGCCTCGACGTACTGCGCGGACGCGGCATCGTACCGGCCGTATTCCTGCGCCCCGTCGAGGAGCGCGTCGGCGACGATACGGTCGCCGGTGCTGATGATTTCGCGGCGCTCGGCGTCCGCGTCGGCCTGCTCGCGGCCCATAGCGTTGTCCTCCTGTCCCGCGTCGCGGGCGGTTGTATTCATCAGTCGCCGGCCCCCGTGACGTCGGGGGTGGGGGTGGTCCCGATCGGCGCGCCGTCGGGGTTGGGGGCACCGCCCACGGGGGTCAGCTGGATCTGGTCGCCGCCGTCAATCGGCGGCAGGCCTTCAACTGCCCGCACCTCGTTCTTGGACATGAACCCCGACTGCAGCGCCAGCACGTGCGCTTGGTAGCGCGTGGCGGTGTCAGCCCGCAGCAGACCGTCAACCAGCCATTCGGGCTGCAACGGGCCGGCGGTGGGGAACAGGTCGTCGTCGGCGCGCAGGGCCATCTCGATCCTGCGAAGTCGCGGCATCAGTCCGTACCGGACAAACCGCAGGGACTCCTCCTCGGCCGACTGATTGGTCCCGGCGTTCGGAACGCCGAGCATGGCAGGGGGCAGCCGGAAGATGCGCGCGACCTCCTCGACGCCGTAGCGACGGGCGACGATCAGTTCGGCGTCGGCGAGGGTCATGCCCAACTTGTCGAGGGTCGCGCCGTTAGTCAGGACCGCCGGACGCTGCGCGTTTGACAGGCCCGCGTGCGTTGCGTTCCACACCTGCAGCATCTCGGCGGCCTGCTGGCGACCGAGGTTCCCGGGCACGGTGATCGCCAGTCCGGGGGTCGCGTCGTTCGCGTAGGAACGGCCGGCAAACTCCTCGGCGGCCATGGCCACCGACAGGGTGTTCCGGTGCTCGGCGATCGGGGACACACCCTGAAGCCCACCGCGCAACGTGAACCCGCGGATGTGCAGGACGTCGCTGGAGGTCAGGCCGGCGTACCGGTTGCCGTCCACCGTGACGTCGTACCGCTTCTCGCGGGTGTCCCTGTCGCGGTACACGCGCACCGCGTTCGGGTCCACAATCTGCAACTCGACGACCCGCTTGCCGGCCTTGACCTTCTGCAGGTAGGCGTTCCCCGAGAACTCGAGGCACGCCGACACGTCCGACCAGAACTCCATGGCCGACTGGTCCATGTTGGGGCGGTCATGCAGCAGCTGGTACTGCCACGTGGCCATGGCACGCTGACGGTCTGCGCCGTCACCGGACCACACCACCAGCGGCAGGGACCCGATCGTCTCGGCGATCAACCGCACGGCCGAACCGACGGCGGCAAGGCCCGCGGCCTGATCTGCCGACACGTAGCGGCCGGTGTGCGCGAACATGCCGCCGGCGCCCATACCGGGCGGGGGTATGGTCGAGTTTCCCCATTCGGCGCTGCCGCGCTCCTCGGGCTCCTTCTTCTGCCACGGCCACGGTGACATCAGGCCACGACCTCCATGCGCCCGTCGGGCGACTCCATCAGGCGGACGCCGGTGGACTCGAGGCCCAGCGCGTCGCGGGTTCTGTAGTACTCGAGCGAACTGTTGCGGCGGTGCAGGGCACGGCGGTCCGACCGGTGCTCGACCTCGACCTCGCCGATGCGCGCCGCCGGCACGACCGGCAGGGTGGTCGGACCCCACAGGATCGTCGTGTCCTCCCCGGTCCCGGCCACGTACAGGTCGTGACGGCCGGACACCCGCAGGCCGGGCAGCGCGCGGAACAACATGCGCAGGTCGTGGCGGGAGTCGGTGGGCAGCGGGACGACCTTGTCGATGTCGCCGGCGGCGTCCTCGTACCCCTGCCGCGAGGTCAGCACGACCTCCACCGCGTCCCGCTCGATGCAGTCGAGGCGGGTGCGCAGGTCGTGGGGGTAGCGGGTCAGGACCTCGTCGCCGTCGAATACCCAGCACCAGTCGACGCCCGGGGTGGCGACGGTCATGGCGAGGTCAAAACACAGCGACCGCTTCTCGACCTCGTTGCCGAAGAACGGCTCGCGCGGCTGATACAGGGTCAGCCCGATCCCCATGGCGTCACAGGTGCGCTGGATTGTCTCGACCTGCTCGGGTTCCGACCGCACGCGGCCGTTATGCGGGAACGCGGCGTATGGCCCGTCCACGGCGACGAGGTGGTCAATCACGCGGCCGAATGACGCGACAGTCGCGGCCAGCCACGACGGAGACTCCTGATACCAGCTCAGCACGCCGATCACGCGCGAGTTCATGGCGCCCTCCCGGCGTCCATGATCGCGTCGTGCAGTTCACGCTCGACGGCCGGGTCGCGTTCGCGGATGTACAGCTTGGCGAGGTCCAGCACGTTCTCGAGCCGCTGCAACCGGAGCAGGCTGACCACGCCGTCGGGCGCCGGCGCGTCGATGCCGTGCTCGGCCAGCAGCACGCGCAGCGCAAGGTTCTCCCCGTGCGCGATCCGCAACCGGTCCTCGAGGTACCAGATAATGTTGGCCGGGCCGTCGCCGGTGTCGCGCACGGGGAACCGCAGGGACGTATCGGTGGTCACGCGATCACCTCGACGTCGTCCCACGACAACAGGTACGGGGCGGCGTCGCCCTCGACCTGACAACGCCACGTCGCAATCGCGGCGGCGACCAGCGCGTCGATCTTGACTAGCCCCTGCCCGCGGATCTTGCGCACCTTCCAACCGTTCTCGGCGTGGTCGGCCTCGGCGTGGGTCACGTGCTCGGACAGGACGAGGTCGCCGTCGTGCGCGATGCGCCCGGTGGTTACGCCGTCAAAGAACGCGGCCCACGCCCGGGTCTGATTGGCACGCTTGCCCCATGCGTCGGCCACAGTGAACCCGGCCTCGTCCAGCATCCGGGCGGCTAGCTCGAACCGGTTGGGGTCGTACGCGACCTCGCGGATGGGGTGGTCCTGCGCCAGTCGCTCGATGACGTCGATGGCGATGCGCGGGTCCATGGTGCGCTCCTGAACCAGCTCGTGACAGGCAACGCCGCGGCGCGCGCCGATCACGTGGCACTTGACGCCGATCCGCTCGGTTTCGGGGATCCGCCACGCCCACGCGATCGCGGTGCAGTCGTCGGCCAACGCCGCGTCGACACCGACGAACAGCTCGGCGTCGTCGGGGACCTGCAGCCCGGGGATGGCGAGGGACTGCCACACCGGACGCTGGATCCACGCCCGCCGGCTGCCGTCGGTCCATACGCAGGCGTGCAGCTGCATGAACTCGTCGGGCGACAGTTCAGGGTTCGCCGACTGGCGGGCAAGGAACTCCTCGGTGACCCACGACGCCGGGTTGGCGGCCTTGATCGCCGCGATGTCCTGCGGGTCGGTGGTCGCCGCCTCGTACTTGTACACCAGCGTCCGGCCCTTGAAGTTGCGGGACACCGTCAGGGCGCCGTCGCGGTCCACGTCGCCGGCGGCCTCGTTGCCGTCGATCAGGCGCCCAAGGATCCCGGTTTCGCGGGTGTGGCTTTCGCCGGCGGTCGTGATGGTGAAGGTTTGCGCCGACCGGCGGGCGCCGCCGCCGGTGGTCAGGGCCGCCCACGCCTTGCGCAAGTTCGGGGTGGTCCACTGCGCGACCTCGTCACAGATAACGAGGCTGGGCCCGTAGCCGTGCAGCCGCTCGGGGCTCGACGACATCCGCAGGATCTTCCCGCGCCCGTCGGTGCGCGCAATCTCGCCACGGTAGGAGCGCACGTGCACGCGCGCCGCCAGCTCGGGGCTGTTGCGCACGTACGCGACCACGGCGTCGAACAGGCGCCCGGCCTGCTTGTCGGACGCGGCGGCCAGCAGGATTTCCGGGGACCCGTCGGTTTCCAGAAGGGACCACAACGCATAGCCGGCCAGCAGGGCAGTCTTGCCGTTCTTGCGCGATACGACCAAGGCGCAGGACTGCCACAGGAACTCGCCCGCGTCGTCGGCGGCCATGGCCTCGCGCATGAACTCGCGCTGCCAATCCTCGAGCACGAACGGCAGGCCGGCGAACTGATCGACGGAATGGGTCAGGTACCGCTCGCACCACGCGGCGAAGTGATCGCCGTACGACGGCGACCCGCGCAGGTAGTCGGGCGTGTTCACTTGACCACCGCCAGCTTGGGCGGCAGTTCACGGTCAGACGACACCGGACGCCCGGGGCCGCGCTTGACCTTGATGGTCAAGCCGACCTCGGCGCCGAACCCGGCGGCCAGCTTCTCGGCCTCGTGGATCTGGCGGACCAGCGGGTGCGCAACCTCGGCGGATCCGGTGGCGCCGCCGGCGGTCAGGCCGGGGCGGCCAATCGCGTCCCACTGGCTGCGCAGGGTCACGACGTCCTCGACCGCGTTGACGTACCGCTCGATCGCGTCGCCCATCAGCTCGGGGTCATGGCCGGCGCGCTCGAGGGCGGCGACGGCGCGGCGTTCGGCCTTCTTGCCGGCGGCGGTCATGCGACCCCCCAACCCGCCGGGCTGGTTTGATCAGAAAAGAGG